CAAAAATTTTCACTTTTTTTAACTCATCATTTCAGGATCTTGTATAGGCCCCTGATTACCTTTTCTTTGTTCAATCATTTGAGATTGGTAGTGTGCACTTTTAGCAACCGTACCCTCCCTTGCTTTAGATTGTATTTTTCCAGAAGCTACTTTACCAATATTAGAGAGTTCTATTTCTTTCATTTTTCTTATATGTGCTTTTTCTTCATGCTCATTTTTAAGCTCATATTCTAACCTCATAAGATTCTCTTGTATTTGAGAATCCGCCTGCATTTTAGCTTGATCTAGTTGCATGGTAGCTTGTAGCTCTTGCTGTTTAGCCTGAGAAGCTGCTTGCACAGATTGTTGCTGTTGTAAAGCGTTAGCCTCTGAGGCTTGCATTTGCTGCTTCATTATGTCTTCCTGATACTTTTGCCTACGAAGTATTAGCATCCTATTAGCTAATTTAACATTCTTTAACTGACGTATCATTATAGCATCTTCTATTCTTAATTCTTTTTGCTGTAAAGAAGCTTGAATATTTTGCTCTAACATAGCCTTTTCTTGTTCGTCTGGTGCTATTTCTATAGCTATACCAAACTCATGTAATGATATATTTTTACCTATCTCTATAGTTTTCATTGTAGCTCTACCTATAGCGGATATATAACCCTTTAAAGGTTTATCATACTCTACTAAATCTTGAAGCTTCATGCTTGCTGACTCTCCCAACTTTTTTACCATATGTAAAAATCCATCATTAATAGATCTAGTAGCGTTATTAGATGCCATTAACTGTAATTTTTGAACTCCAACTAAAGCTTCACTAGAAGGTTTAGCACCATCTCTAGCTTCATTAACCCCAGTAACATCTCTTACCATTTGTAGATTATGATTATATATCTGTATAAGACTCATCATATCTTTACCTATACCGTTTTCTAACTCTTGAACTGGAGATGCACCAGAAGGATTTCCATCGTCATCTAAACTTCTATAGTATATATTACCCGTTTGATCGTATATCTCCTGTAATTCTAGTGGGGTAAAAGTTCCTCCATCACCTTTGGTTACATTCTCTAGAGAACCAACTTCAAAAGCAGCACCCTTAGGTCTAGCTTTAGCTAGTAATTGTTGTAACTTTAAGTGAGCTAATTGTATTTGATCAGCAAAAGGTATCATTCTCTGAACTAAAGAAACTGTATTCATTTTATATAAATTAGGAGAATATATAATATATGAAAGTTTAGTTTCTGTTAAGTTAGATTTAGGTCTTGACATATTTTTAGCTAAACCATAATTAAATATATAATCAGTCCCAATAATATGTATTCCAGAATAAACAACCTTAACTGTATTACCTAATTGTTCTCTTTTAAACTTTGATTTTTTAGGAGGTTTATATCCACTCTTTCTTTTTCTAACAGAATATCCTCCAAATTTGTTTTTCTTTTTCTCATATTTTATATCATGGCTAGTAATAAATTCAGCATCCATTATTTCTATGGAAAACTTATCATACTCATAAGAATAATCTCCACTAGCAGAAAATGTTCTTGAATAAGGATAATCTTCTTTTATATTTTTATTACCATAATCTTCAGCTATTTGCTTATATTCCTCTTCAGTAAACTGATCTCCAGCCATTCTTTTTAACTCAGATATAGTAACAGTGTATATTTCACCTGCGTGCTGTATATTTTTAAAATCAGGATCTCCTGAGTATGAGGTTACTAAATTAGTTGGATCAACATATCTTACCTTAACACCTTGAGTTTTATCTAAATAACACTTCATAGCAGCTTGTCCAACAACAACTAGATCCCTAATAAGCTTTCTTTTTAACTCATCAAAGTCATTTGTTTGTAAAACAAAACTTATACCCTCTTCCATGGCTAATTCATGTCTTTGCTTATAATTTAAGCTCATGTATAAATCTAACTCAGCGTAGCTGTTTGGAGTGTATCCTTTCTGTATATAATCATCACCTGTTAATTCTGTTAACTGAGCTCTCATTTCAGCTGTCAGCATTTTTGCTAAAAGCTCCTTTTGATCGTCTCTTCTTGTGTCTACAGAAACAGGATCTATAGCTGTAGCTTTAACTTTATGGTCTTGCTCGACCATACCACCACATACTACATCTACAAACTTAGGCACTATAGAAACTGGAGTCCAATCTATATTCATGTATGAAGTATCACCTTCAGCATCTAAAAGATCCTTATACTTTGAAACACTCTGCGTGCCTTCAGCGTATTTTCTAAGCTTTTCATTTCTTCTTCTTCTATCCTGGAAGTTCATGTCTGTATTATTCCTCCAGTCAGAATACATTTTTTTAAAATATTGTAACCCATATTCTTTTTTTGCCTTATCCTCGTTTGGTACAAGTGGGCTTGGGTATCCTCCTATAGTGTCAAATAATTTTTCCATTTAATTTATATTCTTTTAGAAACTATTCCTCTGTTATTATATTTTTTTATAAAGCTTATATCTAAAACTTTTACCTTTTTTTCTTTTATATGTTTTTGTGAAGCTAACAAGGCTAAACTAGAAGCTACAGTAGCATCATGCTTTGTTCTGTCATTTATATCAAATCTACTCCAATCATCAAGTAATCTATTAAAATAACATCTTCCCATTTCACCATCTTGACTCATGCCTATATAATCATATACATATGTTGCTACAGCTTCTGTTTGAGCATTTAATACAGCAGCACCCGTAGATGGTATACCTTTTGTTTTTTGTTTTCTACTACTATCAGTATGTGTTGATTCTGGCCTATCCATTAGGTAATTATAATAACCTCTTCTCTCAAAGTATTTTATTATACCTATTTTATTATTTTCCACAAGTATTGCACAACCATAAAAAACACACATCTTAATCATATCCTCATAGAATATGTCAGCTTTAGGAGGTCTAGCTATATACTCACATACAAATTGACAAGAGAAGTCATCTAGCATACTAAGCTTTTTATAAACATAAGCTGCCGCATCAGACCTTCTTCCGTCCGTAGTTGTGTCATGATCATAAGGGTCACACCCAGCAACCATTTCATTTTCATTTCCAGGATAAAAACCAGATCTTTTTCCATTTTTATTATTTCTTCTCTCTTCTGGTGGTATCCATGATATTAACCACTTACCTCTTCTATCTGGAACCCATGATACTTTACTATCTTCAATTCCACCACTCCACATAAAATTACCCTTAACAGTTAATCCCTCAGATGCCTCATTATAATCCATCTGTTGATATATTCTTTCTACATCAAAAGGACTATGTCTAGAGTCACTTCTAAAGGCTTCATCAATATTAAAAGGTCTTTGTCTCTTTTCTTCGGCTAATTTTGTTGTGTTACCAGAGTATGAATCCCTGATGTTTTGAAGAAATTCTTTAGCACCAACCTTTTTACCTATATATTTAGCTTGACGTTTATCTGGAGTTCCAATAACAGACATTCCATATTCATCTATAAAACCCTCATAACCATCGTATGCTGGTGTAAAGTAAGAGTATAACCCAGATCTAGTCCTTCCATTAGCATCTCTTTCCTCCGTAGAACTATCAAACCATATGTTTTTAAAATTTTCTCCCCCAGAAAGCTCTAATTCATTAACAGTTGAAGGCATAAAACATTTTCCTATAATCCTATCTCCCAGTGTTAAACAAGATCTTACAACTTCCCAGTTTTTTTCTACACTAGCGTCAACCCATTTACCTGCCTCATCACAAAGATATCTAACAAGCTTAACAGAGTCATAAGAGTTGTCTTTAGTGTTCCTCCAATCTATCTTACTATTTAAAGCTTCCGACTTTACAATTTTTTTAAAATTCTTTGTTATTTTTTGTCCTGGAGCCCTAAAGCTAAGTGTACTTTTAGGATTATCACTACCGTCAATTATTGGTTGAAAGAAAAATGGTAAATTTCTAAACATATATACAAGCTTATCTGTAAATAATGATTTAGCATCTACACCAGTCTTACTTATTATACCACCATGAGAGTTATATCTAGATGTTATTTCATGTAATAACATAGATGCACCCTTATAAGAAGCACCCTCCCTACGGTGTTTAACCATAACCATTCCAAAACAATTAGAGTCTTTTTTACAAGCCTCCCAAAAAATAAAGAATCTTCTGTCCCTATCTCTATATTCAGGATATCCTATATCTAGCTTACACCAATTTAAATAGTAATAATGCTCTCCTGTAATATATGTTGGAACCCCATTACTCATAAACCACACTCCATTAATTCTTCTATCAAACTCTTGGTTTATAAATCCTCTAAACTTTGATGCTGTTTCTTGATTAAGTCCATCAGGCATCTCTACTCTAGTCCATTTTTGATCCGCTTTTTTTTTATCTGAAAATAAAATATCCCCTTTACTCTTAGGTTTTTTAGGTATACGAACCTTAAGGTTACATATATTTAAGATGTCTCCAAGACTTTTTTCATCTAGGGTTATTACGTTTTTCATAATAAAAATTAGCCAATTATGCAAATATAGTAAAATAAATTGTTTTATTTATTTCTTGGCGTATTTTTCTGAGAAGCCTGCTTGGAACGCTTTTTCCTCTTCAGATAAAGCATCTTTTACCCTTTCTCCCGAATTTTGACTCTCTATTTTATGAATAGTAGTTAAGATCTCTTGAGCATCCATAAAGCATTCCTTTTTAGCTTTCATGGCATTTCTAGCTTTATCATCTTGCAACTCTGGATCTATAGGTTTTTCAACTTCCTCTAATAATAAATCAAAAGCCTTCTTCCCTGATTCTATAAGTCTCTTCAACCTTCTCTCTATGTTCGTCTTTTCCATTGGTCTTAAATTTTAATAATTTGGCACATTTCTCGTACTCTTCATCTTCCTCATAATAATTAATCATAACATCGAGTATATCTTCAAATGTTGATTTAGTTAAATTATCATGATCTATTACGTTCCAAAGGAAATATGGGTTACCATCTTGATCTAATAGCTCTTCTAATGTTTTGTTTCCCATTAAAAAGTCATACGAGTTTCTCATACAGTTTCCTAATATTCTTTTATTCTCATAAACCATCTCGGAATCCATATATTTTTCGTAATCATTCATTCTATTCTATTTTTGCTAAGATATCAATATTTCTCATCCTAAGCAATTTTTCCCCTTCAATATTCATATCGTATTCAGAATTTTCTGAAAACACAACCTCATCTCCAACTTTTGCACCCCACTCTTTCATTTCCTTATTCATATGCCTTATATATCCATGTAACTCCTTATCTTCCCTTTCTGGTTTTAAATATATACCAGACTTACTCATATAATTTTCTTTATCTTCTTTTTTCTGTTCTACAAAATTCCAGTGATTAAGCATTTTAAGCTTACCCTTTCTAACCCTAGCATATATAGCATCACATCTTATTTGAAAGATATTTTCCTGCTCATGATACTTAACTCTATTCTCCTCGCTAACTAGGAAGTGATGGCAATATACCTTATCACCCTCTTTAACATCCATCTTTAAGCCAAAAGAAAGGGTAGAAGGTACTGCAATAACTGTACCATACTGTCTAGCATGCTTTAATTCTTCAAAACTAGTATCCGCATAAAGTTCCTGTCCGTTTACTATAATAGTATCTTCATGGGTTTTTTCAACCTTAACAAAATAATAATCTCTAATAGGCTTCATATTAATTAACTTCGTAAGATTCTCTTTCTTTTATATCAAACTCTATAGCTGTAGGTTGATCAAAAAACCTCTTCCAAGGCTTTGAAAACTCTTCTTTTTCATATTTAATATATACATCATATACAACTTGTTGATGCTTATACCATGCTGCCTCATCCTGTATTATAGCTGTTATCTCCATAGTACCGTTAAGCATTAATTGACCCACCTGATAGGTAAGCCCTTGTTTTAAATCTCCTATAGTTATTTTTCTAATTATAGGATTTATTGATTCTAATTCCATTATTTTTTATTTTCGTAATATATATCTAAATCTTCTATTGTTGCTATAGGTTTTCCATTTATACTAGCATGACCTCCCATAGCTATAGTTTCCTTAAATGAATTATATTCATCATTTTTTTCTTTATATAAAGCCACCTTCAATAAAATAAGATATCCAATAAGATCTGATACTGTGTCCTCAGTTTTATCATTAATACCTTTGTTTTGTATACGCATTAATTTATCATCTATACGTGCACATATAGAGTCTACTGCTGATCCGCTTGAAAATACATTTGATGGATTGGTGGCTGAATCGCCATAAGATCGATTCTTCTCTAGTAGAAGATTCTTCATAGATTCGCATATCTCCTCTATGAGCTTTTCTGTGTTGTTCATAGTTTTATTGTATTAAATTAAATTTCTCACAATATAGTGAAAATATTTTATTCAAACAATATTCTGCTAATTTTTTCGTAATGTAAGTACATGTGTTTTGTTACAGAAGAACCACCCACGTTCTGAATGCCAACATAAGGTATAAGATCTTGGTTGTCTTTTAAAGCTAATGATTTTGTTGTCGCTGTAGATTCTGTTGTTCCTGTTGACCCCCCTGTCCTTGTTAGACCATATTGAACATCATTAACAAAAACAGAAACTTGTCTAGATGAGTCTATATTTATCCTAAGTCTATATGTTGTGCTAGCAGCTACCGTTATTCCTAAATCAGTAACGTAATCAACCACAGTAGCACCATCTGCTGTATCCGTAGAATAAACAAAATGTAGCTTCGTGTTTGTAGCAAAAGTTCCAAAGTGATCATCGTTTGTAGAGAACACAAAATAAGCTTGATCGTTGTCCGTTGTATACAAAGGAGCGTTGGTTTTTTTCAAGCCAGCCCATAAACCGTAATCAGTTATAGCAGATCCTGTCGTTACAGCACACTCCCATTCAACTTGATTTTCAGTTCCCCATAATATACCAGACCAAGCTGTGCCAGCTTGAGAGTCTCTTTTAGCATCTAAATGAGGTAATATAATTATTTGATCATCTGCCGCTCCTGCTGTTGTCAATGTAAGTCCAGCATAATTACCACCCCAATCTACTAATGCACTTGTAGCGTTTGTTCCTAATACTTCAAAGTTTTTATTAGCTGGAACATAAGAAGCTTCTGTATCTGTATCATCAATATCTGCATTAACACCAGGTCTCTTATCAAAAAACTCTTCTAAATAATATCTACCACTACTTCTTCTAAGTATAGATTGGTTTTTAACATTAAGATCTGTAGAAGTTACATTTACCTGGGAATTAGTTGTATCAATAGATATCATGTTTGCATTCGCTGTCCCCCCAACTTTGAAAGCTTGAGCAGAGTTTCCTAAAGAAAAACAAGCAGATCCAGAATTATTACCTACATGAAGGGTGGATGTAGGAGCTGTTCTACCAATACCAACAAATGATGTTTTTAAAGATATTCTATTACTATTATCCTCTAGATATATATAATTATTATTTCCTGGTGAAGCGGAATCTATATCTCCTATTTTAAAATTGTAAGCAGAAGAAGCATCCCCTATATACATTTTATCATAACCAGCAGAACTTTCTATAAGAACAGATTGTGTTGATGATGTAGAAATATATAAGTCTGAAGAAACAGTTGTTGTGGCAGCAGCATTTATAGTTAACTTACCAGCGACAGCAACCTCTGTTTTTCCTAAAGACAAAGCACTTGACCTACCATTTCCATCTTCTATTCTTGTTTTTGAATTTGTATTAAACCCAGAAGAATCAGATGTTTTTAGTAACATCTTGAATGTATCTTTAATGTTGCTTCCAGCTAATGTTGACATAATAATTGTTATTTAGTTACAAATATAGTAAAATAATTTAAATTAACCCCTGCTAACGGTTAAAACCCCTCTATTGTTCCATAGCTGCCCCGAAGAGGAAGGGTCTGATAAAGGTAAAGAGTCACCTATTGTATCTGGCAATAATAATTCAGCACTTGTTATATATCTTCTTAACTCGTCAATATCATTTTGCATTAACTGCATCTGATGTAATAACGCATCTATTTCGTCAAAACCAATATATTCTAAATGTTTATTTTGATCATACTTAGCTTTCATAGCTGTTAAATCACTACCTGTCCTGTTGTGTATTCGTCCTGATGTTTTACCTCCTAATGCCATGTTTTTTAATTTATAGTTACATAACCCCCGTAAACATAATCTGTTCCTGAAGTGGTAGTAATTTCTATTAATATATAGTTTTTATTTGTACTCTTTATAGAGCCTGTTCCTAAGCTAATTTCTGTATTCATCGTCCCAGTTCCTTTAGATGTTACAGTAGCACTATCTATATTAGCTTCATAAACAGCAACTGCTTTTGCCGCTGATCCATGTATCATAACTTTTCTAGCTGTGTATCCAGAAGGTATAGGTATAGATGCGTACATAGGTGTTGAAGAATGAGATGCTAACCTTCTAGTTAATGCAGTACCATCCTCTACCATTACTGGCCTACCAGAGTCATCAGCAATAAAATCTCTTGGTAATATTTTTATCCTTCCATCATGTCCATGCCATCCGCTCTCTATAGTTTTACTTTCTCCTAACAGTATTCTTTCCGATTGTAATGCTCCAGTAAATTTTACTCTTGTTGTTGATAATGCTCTAGATGGACTTCTAGTGTATTCAAGTATTACTGTACCATAAGAATCTATAAGGCAATATCTACCTCCTTTTCTGACAACATTAACACTATTATCTGGCATATCATTTTTTTATTCTTACCCCACCTTTAGGTTTTTCTCCCTCTAAAGCGAGTGGATTTTTGGTGTTTAAAAGACTTCTGTCCCACCTGTTTGTTATGTAAAAGCTTTCCAAAACCAAATAAAGCCCCTAAAGGTCCCAGTGGTAACGCTGATGTTCCACCTTTTGTGTGTCCTCCATTTTTATATTTAATAGAATCTTTATTTGTATAGAAAGTTTTCCAAGCTATTCGACATTCTTTAGCTGATTTTCCGCTAGCCTTACAACTCTTCATAAAATCAGATCTTTTAGTAAAAGCTTTATCTACCTTTCCCATTTTATTCATCATCTTCTCTCTTCTCTCCCTATCTAATTGTATAATATCCATTCTTCTTCGGCTTTCCTGACCACTTTCATTAAGTGTGCCTCCTAGGTTATATTCAGGAGCTTCTTTAACTTCAGCTACCACAATCTCACCCTTACTACTTGGCATATCTCCAACATCTATTCCGTCATCGTGCATACTTAAACTTTGCTTATCTCCATTACCATAAACAATAGATGCAGCAGTGCATATATGGTCTGTCATAAATTTAAATCCATTTAAATAATCCACCTCTGTCATTCCCCATAGTCTACCTAAGACATAAAACACTTTATTATTTAAGCTAACCATTAGGTATAAATCTTCTGAGTCACCTCCATGTTCTTTCATCATAACCTCTAACCCCAACATAGAATCAACCATTTCTATAACTCCTGTCATCACCTGCTGTTCTTTCCCTCTAAGACCCATTTCTTTTATTTGAGTAAAAGTAGAAATAGCACCTGGACATATATGGAAGTTCTCAGTTCTATAACCGTTATATTCCATCTCTTCTCCTTCTCCTTCCATGTCTTTAGGAGATAAAATAATCATACCCTCTTTTCCAAATAATCCAGAGTTAACAGCCCAATCTTCTATTTTAGCAGCCCAAGCTGGTTGCATCCTATCAAAAACCTTCCAATCTGCTATACCTAATTTATTCCCAATATTTGAGCCCCATTCATTAGCTCTACTACGAGCTTTCTTTTTTTTATCTATTTTTGCTTTTTCTTCTAATTTTTTATTTTCTTGATCTGCGTCAGATTGAGTAAATATTCGCCCATCCTCCAACATAGATAATCCAGCTTTTAGATTACCTTTATTATCATATGCATCCTCTGGTTGTACACTTACACTCATTATTATGATTTTTTAATTCTAATTCCCCCGTAAGCTTTCTTAGATTTCTTCATTGTCTTCCCTCCTTTTTTATACATCATTCCTCCCTTTTTATATACCATTCCTCCTTTCTTCTTAACTCTAATTCCTTTGTTAGCTTTATTAGTGTCTTTATCTTTATCCTTGTCTTTATCTTTGTCTTTATCCTTATCTTTTCCTCTTTGAGACTGTGGAATATATTCCCCTTTACTATCTTTCTCACCTTTAGAAAAGTCTTGTATATCTTTCTCCATGGTCTTCACCGAACGAGAAAGGTCACGATCTCCTCTTTGAGACTGTGGAACGTAACCCTCATCTTTTTTAGTTGGAGTAGGAGTACCCAAGTTAGACATATCAGACATATCATTCTCTCCTTGACTTTTCATAGCCGATGTTTCTACCATCGTTGGAACAGTTCCAGCAGTACTCTGATCAACTACATTATTCATGTTTGATGGAGGTGTTATATTCGTTTGATCCGATCTAGTTGGAATCTGAATATCAGTCTCTCCATACATCTTCATCTGCTTCTTACCTTTTTGATAATCCCAGTATTCATCTGTATCATAATCATAAGGATTAGGACCCTTGAAGTCGGTAACAAACTGATTCTCTCTACTCTTATTTTGATCAACAGTTTCTTCTCCGTTTAGATTTTTCTGAGTATCTAATGTTTGGGTTTCTACCTGCTGCTGATTTGCATTTTGAATATCTTGAATATTAGACATTATTGGATCGTCATCACCTCTATTATTAGTTAGAGTTCCTTGTATTTGACTTTCAGGAATACCCATATCCCTTAATCTTTCAGGATCTGTAATATCTGGTCCCCCTGGCCCTTCTGTAGGAATAGTCATTCCAGCTACATTACGAGCATCTTTTATAGGTGTTTTCTGATTATCTACTGGTCCAGGCTTACCCTCACCCTCTACATTAGATTGATCTGTTCTCATTTGATCCATAGAACGAAACTCAACATCAACTCCCCCTACAACTTCTTCTACATCTCTATAGGTAGATTCATCACCTAATTGATTGAAGTTCTCTCTTTCCTTAGGGTCCAGATCCCAGGCACTAAACATTAATTGTTCACCTCCAGCACCTTGAACAGTTCTTCCATCTCTATCCTGAACATCAATCTCAACTCTACCATCTCTTGAGCTTACACGAATATTGCCTCTAAAACTTCCATCCTTATCAAATAAATAGGGTTTTCTTTTTCTTAACTGATAAAGAGCGTTTCTAACTTTTGGATCAAAAGCAGATAATTTATCTTTAGAGAATTTTTTTTCAAAAAACTTATCAGCATCTTCTTTTGGTAGTATTTGACTCCATTTACTTTGTAGATCCGCTTGCTTATTTCTGTTAGCATCATCTATATTTTGAAGGGTAATACCTTGATCGCTAAAATAACCAACGGGATTTTTTCCATTATTTAAATTTTCTAAAGATCTATTATAATCATCACTTATTTGAAGTATTTTTTCAGATACATCACCCTTATCCCATTGAACATTGAACTGATCTTTTTCATCTTCTCTATATACCTTTTCGCCCTTTTTTCCACCTTTGTCGGTTGCTATGTTGTTTTTACCGCCATTGTCGTATTTCCTAATTTTTGCCATAATTAAATTATTTCTTTATCATTTAACACCCTATAGAATCTAGAAACAAGAAGCCTCCCTTTCTGAGAGATCATATATTTCCTAGCTCTTCCATGAGCTTTTTCTAAATATATACTAATATAACCTTTTCCCATTAAATCTGGAATGTTTCTTGTTAGAAATGTTAAAGAGCTCTTATAGCTCTTCTTCACGTATGTGCAATTCCACGACTCCAGATCGTAAATGAAAAATAAAAATTCAATGTCTGATATCTTTAAACCGTATCTATCTCTAAAAGTAAATAGGGTGTTCCTATAGTACTTAAGGTAATTGGGCTTGTCAAACATTAAATTAAATTATAATCAAGCAAATATAAACAAATATTTCTTATATTTAAAATAAATTACTATATTTGTAATCAACTTAAATAGTTTCAATTTAAAAATAACTTTGATATGGCTAAATATTATTCCTATAGAGTGACACCTACTTGCACGACATTAAGTACAGCTGCTGGCAAAACTCTAGTGAAAGCACCGACAAAAATTATAACAGGAGCAAGACCAGGTCAATCTGTTAAGTTAGTAAGTATGACTGTTTTAGACATGGAGGGTCAAGCAAAAAATATTAACGTACAATTTTGGCAATCAAATGCTGGAGGAGTTTTATCAGGAGCGGATAATGCACCTAACATAACAGATGCTAATGTATTATTAAATGTTCCTCTTGGTTCAGTAAGCTTTAGACATGTGGGAACAGGAGATATGATAGATCCAGAGATTGATAGTACTTTAGATTATAACCTAATACTAACAACTAGCAAAGATGCTTCAGAGGGAGAAATATACTTTACTGCACTCGCTGCTGAAACCATAGATCTAGCATCTAGCGATAGTTATACATTTATATTTGGATTTCAAATAGGTTAAGACTTATCTAGAACCTTAGATCTGTTTTTTCTATATTCTCTTCTAGACGCTTTACAACCATCACATCTACACCCCTTTCTATAGGCTGTTGTTGACGGACATGGTGCCCCTTCCTTTTGCCTAGCGGCTGCATAATTACAAGAAGCATGTGAAAAGGCTATATTCTCGAGTTCGAAAAATTTTTTTTGAGGGTCTTCAGAATCCAACCAAGGAGTCTTATGTTCTATAGTCATTTTTCCAGCATACTCTATCTCGGCCCCACACTGATAACACCAGTTGATCTTTAACTTTTTAGCTAAATCGAATAACAATAATTTCTTTAATCTGTTTGAAGCGGTGCTGGGATTCATCCTCAGCTGTTTAGTCTTTTTAGCTTTAATGCACATCTTTAATAGCTGAATGGTCTTGTCGTTCCATCACCAAAGCTATACTCTTCTCCTTTCTTTCCTGTATAATATTTTAAATCACTAGATCCAGCTAAAATATATTTACTACCCCCATGAGCCTCCCACTTCTTATCAGGATTAGCTTTTTCCCATTTTTCTTTTTGTTTTTGAGTTGAATTAATTCTGTTATAATTATCTTTCTCCCAAGATTTTTTAGACTTAAACCAAGGCTTAACATTATCATTAGCTGAGAACGTATCATTTTGTATTTTTTCCTGAAGAACAGCCATATTCTTTTTAGCGTGTACAACAGGTCCTCCTGGTCTACCTTCCGTCCCCATTCTTCTCTCTTCCCTAGAAGCTACTCTTATGGCCTTCTTAGCTTTTCTTAAAGCTCTTCTTTCATTGACAGTAGTTCCACCTTTCTCCTTTACCTTAGCATCCTTTCTCTTATTTCCAAATAATCCTCCTCCTCCACCTTTTCCAGAACCATCATTTCCAGCACCCAAAGCAGCAGCTGTGTTTGTTCCACCCATAATAGCAGCATTACCAGCAGACTGACCGTATAAAGGTCCACCACCATAGTAATCAAAACCCCTACTGTATATAGCACCAGAACTAGCCTTTCTAATCTTCTCTGTCCTAAGTGAACTAGAATCAACATTACTATTATCACCAAACTCATTATCGTCTCCAGCAGTAACAAAATACTTATTCTTATATACCCTAGAACCTTTAGCAGCGTTAAATCCACCCCTAGCCTTTTTATCTCCAGGCATATCACTTTTTGATCCTCTATTATCACTAGCGTTCTTAACAACTATAATAACAGTACCATCCCCATTCTTGACATGAGAATTATCCTTTCCATCATTATTACCATAGGTACCCTTATCTCTATTAATCTTATTAAGCTTAACACGCTTTTTTATAGAAGAAGGAGATGATTGAAATTTTTTGTACTCGTCTTTATAGTCCCTGGCCATGGGGCAAATATATAAAAAATTATGAGATATAACAAGGGGTGGGATAATATTATATATACAACACATACAAATCCATACCGAAACCGAAAATCTCAAGGGGGTGGGCTTTCCGTTTAGAACTACTATACTACTACAATATGCTTTTTCATTTTTATACTACTATATAGTCAGGATTTCAACCATCGTTTTTACATTACCGAACTAATGTATTTATATACATACATCACAACAATAATTTATTTTATTTATTATAACTATTACTATTAATATAAAACAATACCGAGCAACATAACTAATACTAATATATATATACATATCATCACGCTACTAATCTAAATGAATGTAACAACTATTGTTGTTCATTCCCTATTGTTTGACTATATCTATTTGTATATGTGTTGTATGATGATGCGATATAATACCCTAACTAAATCCATTTATAATCCTTTCAACATACTGAAACTATATTTCATCATACTAATTTAAAACTTTTTTCCTCGAGAGAATGAAAATACTTTGCATTTT